GCATTAAGTTTAATAGAATTCGGCATCCGTATAGAAGAGGGGTATACCACCTCTCTCGAAGGGCATCTTCCACGGCTCTAGGTTGTCACGTCAAAATCTCATAATAAAAAAGCAATCTTTTTAAGGATTGCTTAAGCATTATATTTTATTATTTAGGTTTTGTCAAGAATCTGGTTTACCGAACATCAATTTCCTGATCTCCAAAGGTACTATCATCTTCCAGGCAAATATAAGAAATCTCATCTTGACCATCAAGATCTAACCATTCCTCAAATTCGCCTGCGATGGCACGGGCAGTATCATAATCCTCTGCTGTTCGGATTCGTTCAATTGCCCAGTTACGAACCTGTACGATGGGTTCAATCTGTGTTTCCATAATAATGTCTTTGGAAGTTTCCTCTATCACTATAGGAGCACTTGGTTCTTCCGTCAAGTGCTTTAGGATTTTTTTAATAAATTTATACATTAAAATAGTCCTTTCTAAAATATCGACTCAAAATATTTGAATTATAAAATTCTGGTGTTCCATCTTCCAAAGATTCCGTCAAAACACCATTAATAAAGAGTTGTCTGGTTTCTTCGAAATTTGTTTTTCCTTTTGTTCTGTGAAGTGAAAGAATATTTCTTGTAAAGTTTTCTTTACCAAATTTCTGAATGTCTTCTTTAAGTTCCGGACAGGATCCATAATATTTCTTCCAATCTGACTCTGATTTCACTTTTCTATTTTTTCCTTTTGGTGTTCGGAATTGCCAAAAATACTTTCTACCAATATAACTCCGATGATTGAGAGTATTTCGTATAAGATATACAAACCCGTAATAATCTTGGATCTGATCTGAGTCAAATATTTTCTCTTCATAAATCCAAGGATTATCGTAATTACACCCTATACTCATCAATAATGTTAAGAACTTCGTCCAAATATTTATGAGCCAGAACCTTGGGATTCGTAATAAGTTGATTTACTTGATCTTCATATAACTTGTGTTTTAATTTCAATACACGAACTTTGAGTTCGTCTTTACTCATTTCATTTCTTGGCATAAAAAAGGGGAGTGTTGATTACTCCCCTATCTATACTTAATATTAAAGTTTGAAACCGCTAAATGTGTCTTTTATAAAACATTCATTCCAGATTCTAATATTTTATATTCTTTTCCATCATAAGCAACTCCAGAGTAATATTCTTTAGTATTCATCACAGAAAACATATTATATTCTCTACCATCTTCAAAAGGTGTTATATCGACCAAATCTCCATAAGTATTTTTCCAAATACTATGATATATCGCACATCCGTAAGTGTCGTCATCAACATCCGTAATTAAATAATACCCACTTATTTTTTCTCCACCATAAGTTTCTACATAATGATTTACATTATTGTGGCAGTTTACATCAATACAAAAAGGTTTTGATATGACTGGTATTTTTAAAAGTGTAAAAGAGAACTTACAATACTCCTGAAGTTTTATCACACACTCATCTTCTGGTAGTGATATTCTAAACTTTCTCTTCAATACTCCATCCATTTCTTCTTGGTCCTTTTCTATTATACTTTATTGCAGCACTCATAGTTGCATATGAAATATTTTGAGATTTACAAAACCCTTTTAATGCTCCAACAATAACATACTCTTTATTTTTTGGAGAGGTAATTTTCCAAGTCTTGGAGTTTGGATTATCTTTACCAAACTTTGGTGCTCTATTTTGACTTATTTTATTTTTTGTTTCTTGTGATAATTTAGAACCATATCTTGGATTATTTTTACCAGCAACCTTTTCACTTATTTTTTTCTTTGCTTCTTCAGTATGTTTTCTACCACCAAAACCTTTTGTTTTTTGTCCTCCAGGTTTTCCTTCCCCACCAAGATTTTGATTTAATAAAACCCCACCATCACACTTTCTTTTCCAAAGTGCTATGTGTTTTATTTCCAACTCTATTGCTTCTTCTTTAGATAAACCAGATTTTACAACCCATCTTCTTTCTCTTGGTGGTAGTAGATTTGCTCCATTACTTCTCAGATGTTTTGAGTGTATTCTTCTTGGTTTTCCGTAACCAACATAAAAGGGAGAACCGAAGTCCTCCCTCAAATAATAGTAAAGAATATAGTTATTCATTTTAAGACTGAACTTACCTACTATTATTTATATAATACACTATTTCAGTCTTAAAGTCAATTAAAGTTTAAACCCACTAAATGTATCCTTTTTCACATCTTGTCTGATTCCACCGATTACATAAGACTGTATTTGAGTTTCCTGGGGTGCGACCTGGAGACCTTTAGAGGAAATCCAGTGCTGAGTCCAAGGAAGTGGGTTATTGTTTGCTGCGATATCATATTGCGGTTTTAATCCTATTGCCTTGAGTCTGCGATTCGCAATCCACTCAACATATTGCTGAAGAAGTTTATCGTTTAATCCGATCATACTACCATCCTTGAAAAGATAGTCAGCCCATCTTTTCTCTTCGTTGACAGCACGATCAAACATTGCATAAACCCACTCTTCTTCTTCCTTTGCAATCTGTTGCATTTCGGGATCATCACCTTCTCTCCACTTATTCATAATATTTTGAGTAAGTGCTAGATGTTGATTTTCGTCTCTTGCGATAAGGCTAATGATTTTAGCTGATCCTTCCATAAGCTTAAGTTCGCCAAAGGCGAAACTGCAAGCAAAACTAACGTAAAACCGAATACCTTCAAGAATGTTAACATTTGCAATTGCTCTGTACAACTTCCTTTTGACATCATTGAGTGTTTCTTTTGCTAATGGAACTTGCTCAAGTTGATACATCCATTGATCGGATGATCCATAATTCTGTGCTGCGTTGATAAAATCATCATAAGACTCTGTAACGCTCTTTGCACGTTCAAGAATACGCTCATCAGTGATAATAGTATCAAACACTTCAGAAGGATCTGAATAGATATTTTTAATAATATAAGTATAAGAGCGGCTATGAATCATCTCCATAAACTCCCAGACAGTCATACATGCCTCAAGTTCTGGAAGTGAACAATATGGCAAAAATGCCAAACCTGGACCTCTTCCTTGAACACTATCCAACATAATCTGATACTTCAAATTTGAAGTATAGATATGTTTTTGCTCTGGGCGAAGAGTTTGATAGTCTCCTCGATCTTTCTGAAGTGATACCTCTTCAGGTCTCCAGAAATATCCTAATTGTTGAGTTGTTAGTTTATCAAAAACTGGATACTTATAAGAATCATACCTTTGTATTCCCAAAGGTTTACCAAAGAACATTGGTTGCTTTTTTGTATTGACCTGATCCGTGTTAAAAACAGTCATGCCTTTTACTTGCGTTTGTTCTTCTTGATTAAGAATTTTAAACTGCACAAGACTCACACTCTCCCTCCTCTACTTTACTTAACTCTTCAACCAATTCATCCAAAGTGGGTTTAGACTCATCAACTTCATCTGTCTTATTATCATAAGTATTTTGATAATATGAGGTCTTCCACCCATACTTATATGTAGTCAATAAATCATTTGCCATCACACTCACAGGAACTTCATTATCAGGATAATTGCTTGGATTATAAGACCAATTTCCAGATATTGCCTGGTCAAAAAACTTTTGCATTACTGCAACAATATTGATATATCCACGATTAGATTTCATATCCCAAAGTAAAGTATAATTGTTTTTGAGAGTATTATACTGAGGAACAATCTGCTTCAAAGGACCTTTCTTGGACTTCTTTACAGACAGATAACCACGAGGGGGTTCGATACCATTAGTTGCATTAGAGACGACAGAACTGCTCTCTGAGGGCATCTGTGCTGATAATGTGGAATGTCTCAACCCATACTCTAAAATAGATGCTCGTAGTCCTTCCCAGTCGTGCTGAAAGGGAATATTAGAAATTTCATCTACATCTTTTTTATAAGTATCAATCGGAAGCATACCATCAGAATATTTGGTACGTCCAAAATATTCACAATATCCTTTTTCTTTTGCGAGTTGGTTTGATGTTTTCAACAAGTAATACT